CGGGTAAGGGACAACTGTCAGCTTTCCGAGAGCCCTCTTCGGGCAGGCAACAGAGCTGACGTCTCCGGTCCAGGAGTCAGGGCTCCACCAACGGCTCAAGAATGTAAACGCTACGCCTCGTGGAAACTCATCTACAGTGAGTGATCCACCGAAGTCGCTTACAACAGCGGCAATGTTCTCGCTAAACTGGGGCCAGACTAATTCGAGCAAGCCTCGCTTGGTGGTGAGACCATCATCGCCAGCGTAGAGGCCTAAGAGAGCCCACGCTTCCGTTGGGGTGAAGTACTCTCCGTCTGGTTTCCGGGTCAGGCGGAGAGCAAAGTATGCTTCACGTGCACTTTTGCTCGTGTTCGCATTTGAGGTTCGGATCGATCCAGACCGTCGCGCAAAGACGTTGTCGAATCCGAAAGAGAAAAGTTTCCTCCAGCCGCACGAGAAGTATGACGGTGTACCGTACAGCACGCCAATGTGTTTTTCCACATGGTCATGGTATTCCTCTCGGAAGAACAATTGCCTTTCGCAAATGTCAAATTCAACATCCATTTCTGACTGCCTTCCGTCCATTCTAGAATAATCATTGGACAGGAGAGCAGAAGCGTTGCGCAGGACGTTGCCGAGTTTCTCTTCTATGGCGGAGGGTTCCCCAAAACCGTACCAGGACTGAGCCTTATACACCTCGGACATGGCGTATTCGTAAGGCGACTGTTCTGCCTTGACTTCAGGTGGGACGGTATGGATATTCCGAGCATCATTGACTGACGGGTAAGCTTCCGCTTTCATGAAGCATTTGCATGCCAATTTCCAGATCTTCTGGATCTGGTCTATCGGCAGGGACCAGTCTATACCAAAGTTCCACGCGAGGAGAAGTATTCTTCTCTGCGATGGTCGTTTCTGTCGCTCATAGACTTCCTGTTCATCTACGTGCACGCCAGTATGTCTCAGGCGCACTGGTATTAGGAGCTCGCAATATTCCTGGTGTAACTCCCGGTACCGGATGAGTTTGCTTGCCGGCACGGGGTTCTTGGGGTGGGTGACTTCTGTCAACCTTTTGTGCACGCCATTTATGGCCTGTTTCATGCAGTCGATAGGAGCGAAAGCATTGTGCACAAACGGGTGGCAGAGGGAGTGGAGTGTTAGCTTCCAGTCGGATGCTGGGACGCTTCCTGGCGAGAAGTGTCTGACTGTGTGTTCGAGAGCAATTCTCGAGTGGATGGTTGAATCTCCATGGACCTGTTCTTCCACGCTGGATGCTATAATAGTGGCAGCTCCATTGTTGAACTTGGTCGTCTTAAGGAGACTTTGTTCCAGTGTCATCACCTTCGAGGGTCCGAATCCCATTCTCTCGCTGGCTGACATACAGACGGACCAGAGAGATGAGGGTACACGGTAAGAGGACGCTGAAACTTCTCCTTTAGTTGAGGTGGAGACGTACTCTCCCCCAACGGAGATCCTCGCATACTTTCCGTCCCCGACGTTTACCCGTTCCAAGTTTTCAAAAGTCAAAAACCTGATGGACCAG